GGAGAAACTTATAACTGAATCCTGTTTCCATTTACACAAAATTTTGGACAGTGTCATTTTATCAAGAAAGCGCCAACAGATGAAACCATATTACAGAGAGCATAAAAAAGGGACAATTTGTTTTATCATCCCTTTCTGTTTATGTTTTAGTAGGGTAGCTTCTTTAATCGGTCTGCACCCCAAACCTCCTCTGTATCTCTATTATATATAATAACATCCTGCATATCTTGTGCTGAATATATGCGATTACTATATTGGCAGCAGTTGGGCTTATACCATTGGTTAATTACGCAAATACTACTATAGGGATAATATATCTTCTTTCTCTCATTCAAATTTGGTTGCCAACTAGAAATTAATAATGTCTCAACTATGGATATATTCTCACGTGTTGCATGATCTGAACAAGAAAAATGGCCAACCCAAATATTTAGGTCTTTGGATATTTTATTAAATTTCCCATGATTATTATTCAATCTTTTATAGACATATTCTTGTTCTGTAATACCAACATAATCTGATACTGTTCTATGACGATATTCTTTTCCTGTAAACATATATAAATTGCTTTTGCAATCTATATTCTCAATTTCCCATTCTTTCAGTTCTTCCAAAGTAAAGAATGGACCAACCCACTGTATAATAAATACTTTATCAATGTTATTCATAATATTATAAATTTAAAATAGGACAATTATTATAATTCTTCTACAAATATTTTTAAACGATACAATCTATCTATTGACGCATTATAGAAAGCGTCCGGGTAGTGCTGTTTAATATCGTTGATATTAGCACGAACATAAATACTGGTGTCAGTAATATGTTCAGCTTCACTAAGTACTACCTCTTTGGGTAGCTGTGCGCTCTCAGCCCATTTCATTAGGGTATTCACGCTTTCTTCGTCATACTTAAATTTCATATTGTTTTTGTTGCAAAGGTAAATTATAACAGAGAAAAGGCAAAGGAAAAGGCTTTTTATTCGGTTGTCTTAAGCTTTTCTACCCAATTGGAAATAAGAGCCGATAAAAGGATATTAACCATATCCGGCATATTTGCCTAGTTTTATGAGAAGTAGTTTTCATGCAGCGAAGATGCTATTATTATTGTTGGTTCATCGAATTGCATGCTATAATTGTTTGTTGGATGAGATTATAACTATCGCCTTTTTTTTCTCCTTCTTCTCCTTCATCTGACATCTTACTAAAAAAGTCAGAAATAACCTTTATTGTGTTGTTGACCTTATTGAGGTCTGTTTCTTCTTTCACAAGGTCGATTGCTTTTTTGACAGCTTCCTCAGCAAGCTCATTCATTTTGGTATAGTGTTTATTGATAAAGTTGGTTTTTACCCTTGCCAGATTCAACTCTACACTTTCGGCTATTATCTGTACCTTATTGGTATTATCAATATCACTCATGTACCGTGCAGACCAGTTATGTAGAGATGAGATAGACACACCAGTTTGAGCGGCTGTGAGGTAATGATTGAAGTTGTTTTCCTTCAATAGTCTTACAGCCTGTATCTTTTCTTCTTCAGTGTATGAGTTCTTCTTTTTCTTTATGAGTTTCTTCATGTGGATTGTAATTGTTTAAGTGATAATTTAATTAAATCACAAATATAATTGTAATACAGCATATTATTATTGTAAAAGCACAACTATGATATGGCGATAAATCCTTTTTTTTGCTCTTAAAAAAATAGCTATTATGATAGGAACTGCAATTGGAATAGGTGCCAGTTTGATTGGCGGAGTAATGGGAGCAAGCAAGGCGGCAAAAGCAGCCAATGCCCAACAGCAGATGCTTAACCAACAGCGTAATAAGAATGAGGCTTGGTATAACCGTAACTACTACCAGAACTACTTAGATAGTAAAGAGGCTCAGTCTGCTATAAAGAGAGTGGAAGATACATTGCGTCGTAGAAATCAAGAAGCACAAGCAACTGCCGCTGTTACAGGTGGCACTCCGGAGGCTGTGCTTGCTCAACAGGAAAGTGATCAGAAGATGATGGGAGAAGTCGTTGGAAATCTTGCTACTCGTGGTGATGCTATAAAGAGGCAGGTCGATGCTCAGAATCAGGCCAACGAGAATGCATTAATGCAGCAACAGATGGCTCAACTACAGGCAAACGAAGCGGGTGGTACGCAGTTATTGGGTAACAGTGGATCGTTAATAAGCTCAGCTCTGAGCTTATTGGATAAGAAAGGATAAAGGTATGGCATTACTGGAATATCTTAATAAACCGGCTCCAGCTTCGATGGATGAAGTTGTAGCTCCGGTAGTACCTGAAGGACATGAAGTTTCTGAAATAAGACCTGTTACCCCCAAACAGCCCAATTATGCTGATGCGATTGGTCAGAAAGGTCTTTATGGCTTTTTCAAGGACTTCTACCAGAAGCCGGATCTTGAAAAAGAAGAGAAGGTAACTCGACGTGAACGTGCTCTTTCTTTGTTGGGAGACATTGCAAATTTGGGCGGCCAAATGTTCGCCTCTTCAAAGGGGGCCCGGCAATTCGCTCCGATAAATTCGCAGGTACCTAAGTATAACGAACGCTTGCAGCGTATCCGGGATGCTAAACGTGCGAATGATGCAGATTTTCAAAATAAGTCTCTCTCCATGATTTTTAAGGACTATGAAGGTAAACGTGCGGAAGACCTATATAAACGTCAGCAAGAGGCTGCAAAAGCGTCTATGGAGTTCAAATATCAGCGTGATTTAACTTTAAAACAAATAGATCAAGCCTTCCAAGTAGGAATGTTGGATGCCAAAGGAAAACAGGCTTTGTCACAACAAGCAGCCAGAGCTAAGGATGCGAAAGAACTTGCTGCACTCAACCATAAGTATAGATTGAACGAGATTGAAGCTAAAGAAAATAGCAATAATTCCAAGATTGTGGATAGTGCTATTGGTGGTGATGGTAATGTCTATACTCGTAATACGAGGCTTACACCTAATGAGGCACAGCAAATTGTACTTGGCTCTGGGATGGGGGAGGAAGATTTAGCTCCGTTCGTTACTTATGAGAGAGATGACAGGGAAAATATCACTAAAACTAAGACTGATTGGCAAGCTGCTGCCGCCTATGCATTGCAGAACGGTATGATACCAGCCGAAGAACTGAAAAGTAGAGGGTTTAAGTTAGGAGGGGCAACAGATAAGAAAGAAGTTGCTCCGTGGATTAGTAACAATCAATCATCCAATAATAAAGCACCATGGCTGAAATAAATATGAATGAAAATCGTAAGTGGCTTTATGATGCACTTACGAACAAAGGCGTTCAAATGGGCGCCTATGAGGAATTTGATAAAAATGTAGATGCTAATAAAGACTGGCTCTATAATACTGCAAAAAGTAAAGGTGTAGATATTGGTGATTATGATGCTTTTGACAAAGCAATGAGTAATAGTCAGATACCTGCTGTTACTGTTCCTCATCCAGGACAACAACAATTGCAACAGCCACAGCTACGTCCGAAATCTCCATACGTTGAGGGTAAAGGCGAGGATACAATGATATTTGGTGTCCCTTATACAGATTACCAACAGATGTCGCCTGAAGAGCAATCGAAGCAATACAGTGCCGCAATAGAGAAAAGGAAGAATGATGAAAAAGACTTCTTCTCGAATTATATCAGTGGTCAGTTGGGTGAACTCGATAGTGAATTGAACAAAGAAAGAGAGCCGATGCCTATGCCTGCCGGTTCCGCATTCATCCCTTCTTCTGCCGTAGGCGCCGCACAAAGGTTTGGTAATGGTGATACCAAAGAGACGCAGGACCGTTATACATCGCTCCATGCAGCAAAGAACTTACTTGATGATGCTAATAAGCTTGTAGAAGAGGCAAAGAAAGGCGATACGGGCTTTTTCTCTTCACTTGGTAGAGGTTTCAAAGATAAGTTTATGGATACAGACAACTGGACCATGGGACTTACAGATACGGCATATTCCGGTTTGCTCAGAAAGGCGATTGAGAAAGAAGAGAGTGGGGAAGAACTCTCTCCGGAAGAATCGAAGTTGCTTGATGCTGCGGCTGTAAACATGGCTACACAGGCTTACTTCTCTTCTGATATGAGTAGAGGTTATAAAGCTGGTAGTACGACGGCTCAAAGTATTCCTTTCATGCTGGAATTTGCTGTTAATCCAGTTTCTTCTTCCGGCAATGCATTAGCAAAAGGTTTGCTGAAACATGGTTTGAAACGCTTTGGCCGTGTAGCAACAAGTAATGCGGCAAGGGTTGCGGGCCGATTGGTCGGTGATGCCGCAGCCGCTGCCGGGATGACAGCTACTTCAAGTATAGGTCGCGTAGCTTCTGGAACCAACGAACGGATGATTGGTGATGTTCAAGCGACAGTAGAAGATGGTGAGATTAAGTATGCAGGCCGTGAGAATGGCATGGAGGTGGGCGAGGCCTTGGGTAAATCAGCTGTCTCTAATTTCCTCGAAAATCAGTCGGAAATGGTCTTTAATGCGTTCGCCGGTGGTGGCAAAATGGCGAAAGAAGCATTGAGTAAATTTGTCCCTGGCCTTTCAAAGCTATCTAATAGTGAGATTGTGCAGTTCATTACTAAGATAAAGAATAATCCTACTATAAAGAATGTTGCTAATCGTACACAGTTTCACGGGTTACTTGGTGAATATGCTGAAGAAGTGTACAACAACTTTGCCAATATTCCACTAGGAGAGATGACTGTTGAACAGGCTACAGACTTAGACAATAACATTGATACATTTCTGGGACTTGCACCGACATCTGCCGCCTTTGGCTTGCTGGGGCTTGGGGGAATGGCACGTGAGAAATATACTACTCAGAGGAATTTACATAGGTTTAGAGATGGCTTAAATGAAGAAGACAAGACTTTGTTTGATGAGTTGCAGCAAGTAATTAATGCAGGCGATCAAGAAACGACTAAAGCCTTTATAGAAAGAACGCTTGCAGATGAAAACTTATCTCCGGAAGAAAAGAAAGAGCGCGTTTTTGCTGTACAGGGTATGCAGGAGGAAAAGGTACTTGAAGATGTGCAGAATGAAGATGTGTCTGCTGGCGTTACTCCCGAAGATATTGAAGCAAATAAGATTGATATTTACCGCAATTTTAAACGAGCTGAAAGAAAAGTAAATAGTCTTTTGCCTGAGGAAGTTGTTTCTCAGTTGGATGCGGTATCAGACCTTGGGCAGTTTGCATCGGCCAATAACTTGAATGAACAACAGGTTTCGGCTTTGGCGGATTATCTTCCGGCAAAAGAGATATTCTCGCAGTACGTCGATCATACCAACAGCAGAAAGGAAGAAGCAAAGATGCAGGCCCGCGAACAGGCAATAACCGATGTTGAAAGGATTAGTAATCCGGAGACAGGCTTTGTTACCCAAGTTAAGCATAAGTTTGCCGATAACCCAGTTTATCTTGTAGGTGGTAATCTGGCATTTGGTGAGGATGGCTTTCTGGATCGGGACAATTCAAGCGAGACAGTTTATTATGTCGATGAAACCGGCGAACGAAAGATGGCGCAGGCTGAGGACTTTGATAGCGTTCTGTCCGAGGTTCCTATTGATGATATGATTGTTCAGGCTGAGGCTAACGCTGAACAGGATTTCATCGCTAACGAAGAAGAAAGCCTCCGTTCTCCTGATATTCCTGCACCTGTTCGTGGAGAAACTGTTATGATGGATGGTAGCCGCTATCTAATAGAGGGGGATAATATGGATGATCCTGGTCTAAGTGTAATGGCCATAAAGCTTAATGATGCCGGTGAAATAGATATCGAGAATGGAGATGAACGTCCAATTAGTATTGATGATTATTATAGTCTGAAAGAGTCCGAAATGTGGCAAGATGATATTGTCCCGGCCCCCTTGCAGGAAGAAACCCTGCAAACGGAAGAGACGCCATTGGAATCTGAAGTTATTCAAGAAGAAACGGACCAAGTGTCTGTTCCTGTTGAGGGAGAATCAGTCAAGGAAGAAACACCGGAACAAAGATTACAAAAGGATCTTGATACCCTTCCCAAGAAGAAGGACGGAAGCATTGACTATAAAAGTATGACACCACAGCAACAGTTTGACTATACCAGTGCTGTTGACTCTCCCGAAGTGGCTATTGAGGATTTGAAAGGCGATGTCGCTGCGAAGAATGAAGAACTTGAAAAAATTAATGCTCGCCTGGCAAAAGCAACCGGAGGTGAACGCGTCGAATTACGTGATCTCATACGATCTAAAAAGAAAGAGCTGGACGAATTGAATACTTTCTTCCAGAGCGTCGTTCCTGAACAATCAGATACTTCTGAGAGTATGGAGACTTCACAGGTACCGGAAGAAGTGCGTACTGATGAGGATTATATTAGTTGGGTTGCTGATAACTCAGATGATGCCAATGAGGTTCTTGGTGCTTATTCTGCCGCTAAGGACCTGGCCAGCCATGAACAGACATTGAAACCATGGCAACGTGAGTTGCTTGGTAGAAAAGTTAGTACTTCTTCTTTTAATCGCTTTGGTGATCGTAATCAGATAACCGGTGCTTTAGCGAAAGGTTGGCTAAGAAAAGACGGTCAAGAAATAGATACTATTGCTCAGGAATTAAGTGAAAATGGGGTAGAGGTGACAGAACAGGATATAGTTGATTTCATGCTTACTAATCCTTCGAACCATGTCAGTCAGGTATCAGATACAATGCGCTCTTTATCTTCCAAGTTCAGTGAGATAGCCACCAAAGAAATGGGTATTCCTGTTGGTGGTCCGGAAAGTAACACAGGTCGGTTGTACATCAAACTGAAAGAGGCGGATCAAAAAATAGATAAATTGACAGATAAACAGAAGAATGAAATAGAGGAGGCTTTGTCTGCTGATATGGATGCTTCTGATACGCAGCGCACCGATAGCTATTATGAGGCTTTAGATGATTACATTCAACAATACGATCAGTTCCGTAATGAGTTTGATGAAGAAGCTGCAGATGAAGCTATAATTCAGTCTATGGAAGAGAATAACCCGGAACTGTATCATGGTGGTTTTACTGCTGATGAATTAGATGATATTTACTCACAAATTGAAAATAATAATGGAACAGAAAGACAGGCAGAGGATAGCCGAGAAAATCAATCTCCGTTATCTGGAAAAGAAGTTGAGCGACACGAAGAATTCGGAGCACCGGAAGTTGCTGCAACAGAGAATAGAGAAAGTGAAGAGCAGGATAGCGGAGTTGTCCCCAATGAACAATTCGAAGTTATAAAAGAGCAAAAGCCAGTAAATATAGAACAACCTACTGTAAATGGTTTATCTGTTGTAGAACCATCTTCCTCGACTCAGGAAAATGGTAACAATGCTTTGAACTCTGAGGACTATTCTGTAAATTTGCAGGGTGAAAATCAAAAAGTTAACGAAAATGACGAAGTATCTGAATCAATTCCACAAGGAGAGCACGGAACGTTGCCTGAAATATCTGGCGAACAGGAAGAACCGGTCTATCAATTACGACGAAGAATTGAAGAGGCATCAAGAAATGCATCGGAAAGCGAAAGAGGCAGAGGCCACCAGCAAGAAGTAAATCAAATGATCGAGGCACAGGCCAAAGAAAGCGGCTTGTGGACTCCTATACAAAATCTTTCCAACCTCGGTACACCATTCCTTAGCGGAAATGAAAATGATACTTATTTAGATCGAGAAAACGATGCTGTTTACAAGATGAATAACTTGGTAAACAGTAAGAATCTTCCAGAATTATTCAAACGCATTGACCTTCATAATGAGCTTTTTCCGCAGACAAAGTATGAATTAGTTGGTTTTACTGGTTTCGGTAATGGCGGTGCCATTTATCCAATATATAAACAAGAATATATAGATAATGCAGAGTTTGCCACTCCAGAAGAGATTGGTAACTATATGCAGGCTCTTGGCTTCAATAAAACAGGTGAAGCAGAATATTCAAATGGAGACGTTACTATATCAGATCTGCGCCCACGTAATGTATTGAAAGATGCAGAAGGTGATATTTATGTCATTGACGCTGATTTCAAACGTAATATACCCACCCCGAAAGAAAACAATCCAGCACAATTTGTTTCTTCCCAACTGGAACCTGGGGAAGATGTATTGGATTATGCCAATAGAATATCAGAGTCTAAGCATTTATTTGATGCTGAACAGGAAGTAGATATTAACCCAACTGAAGCACAGAAGTCAGCCGGTAACTATAAGAAAGGGCATATTAAGATTGATGGGTACGACATTACTATTGAGACCCCGAAAGGTAGTGAACGTTCGGGGGTAGATACTAATGGCCAGCCGTGGAGTGTTACCATGAACAACACCTATGGTTATATCCGTGGTACAGAAGGAGTGGACAGTGATCATATTGACGTATTCTTGTCGGATAATCCGGCTGGTGGTAAAGTATATGTCATAGACCAGATGAATGAAGACGGTTCCTTTGATGAACACAAGGTAATGTATGGCTTCAATTCTGCTTTGGCAGCAAAGAGGGCTTACATGAAGAACTATTCTCCAGGTTGGAAAGGTTTAGGAAAGACTACAGAAGTATCAAAAGAGGTGTTCAATGAGTGGGTGAAATCTTCAAAACGTAAGACGAAACCTTTTGCTGAATACAAGATTGCAAAAGAAAATGCTGATAATATCACAGAAATACAGTCAGAAGACGTAGTACAAGCCGACACGGTGGAATATGGGGTTTCCAATAAATTGGTGTCTAAGGATAGATACGAAGAATTGAAGAATAAACTTCGTGGAAAGCTTGGACAAATGAATATTGGTTTTGACCCTGAATTGTTTTCCATCGGAGCGGAGATGGCGGCATATCATATTGAAGCTGGTGCCAGGAAATTCGGAGATTTTGCTCAAAGAATGATTGAAGATGTTGGCGATGCCGTTCGTCCATATTTGAAATCTTTCTATGAGGGTGCACGCCAGTTCCCGGGTATGGAAGACTTTCAGAAGGACATGGATGAATACCATGCAGTGAAGGACTTTGATACTGAATCATTTGATAAGGCTGTAGAGCCCATAGATAAAGCTACATTGCCTGCCAAAGAAAGTAAGTCAAATAATAGGAAATCATCTGAGAATACGGTATCTTCGCAAAAGAGTGAAAGTAATAAGCCTGCTGAGATGCAGGATTTGTTTAATCAAAATTTAGAAGATCATGGCGAACGAAGAAAGTCCGAAGAGCGAAATTCGGATACGAATAGAAGCGTGGGAGAAAGAACACAGGAAGAAATTGTCAGAACTGAACGGCGAAGAAACGATACAGGCGTGCATGGACATAATGTGCCTAACGCGGACAGAAGCGGAAGAATACCTGAGTCAACAGGCAACGTCGTCTCTCCTGTAAAAGTTCAACGAAATCGAAATAATTATAGTTTCGGTGAAAATCACATTGATGTTCCTGCCGGTGATGTTGCCAAATTAAAAGCAAACATTGATGCCATTCGTACACTTAGAGAAGTGGAGAATAGCGGAAAGCCGACCACGGAACAGCAAAAAGCAAAGCTGGCTCGTTATGTAGGTTGGGGCGGATTGGCCAGCGCATTGGATGAAAATAAATTCAAAGCCAGTGACCGTCCTTGGAGTGCTGATACTAATTGGAATGCGAAATACCTTCCTTACTATAAGCAGTTAAAAGAAGTACTCTCTCCTGAAGAATTTAAGAGTGCGATTCAATCGACTACTACTTCACATTATACTTCTGAACCTATCATCCGAAATCTTTGGAATATCGCCCAGCGTGTTGGATTTACCGGTGGAATGGTGAGTGAACCAGCGATGGGAGTAGGGCATATTCTTGGATTGATGCCCAAAGAGATTGCTGGAAGTTCTCAAATTAGCGGTTTTGAGATTGACAGTTTATCTGGGAGGATAAGCAAAGCATTATATCCAGATGCTAATACAAAGGTACAGGGCTATGAGACGGAGTTTGCTCCACAAAGTAAGGATCTTGTTATTACCAATGTGCCTTTTGGTAAAGATGCTCCTTATGATAAGTTCTTGGATAAGTCGCTTAGGAAAAAGCTTGGTGGGGCATACAATCTTCATAATTATTTTATAGCAAAGGGATTACTTGAACTGAAAGAAAATGGTTTAGGAGTATTTATTACGTCGTCTGCAACTATGGATGGTGCTGACAGCCGATTCCGTGAATTTGTTGCCGGTAATGGCTTTGATATGGTTGGAGCTATACGCTTGCCCAATGATGCTTTCCAAAAAAATGCAGGTACGAGTGTTACGGCCGATATCCTTGTATTCCGTAAGAGAAAAGCAGGTGAGGTGGCTAATGGTGTGAATTATATTTCCACTACTCCTGTGGGAGAGGGTACTTATGAAGAAAAAGGCGAGAAGCGGACGAAACCCATAATGGTTAATGAATATTTTGCTGCCCGTCCAGAAATGATGCTGGGAGAAATGATGACGGCATTTGATGCTGGTAGTGGTGGCTTATATAGTGGAGCTTCGCAGACATTAAAGGCCCGGTCTGGTCTGGACTTATCTCAAGCGCTTAGTGAAGCTATCGGAAAGTTACCGGAAAATATTTTGGGAAAGGTAGAGAATAGTGCTGTGGTTAAGGATAAAGAACAAACCACCCAGAAAGATGGAACATTGACCGTTAAAGATGGAAAGATATATGTTGCCATGAGTGGGGTTTTAGAACCTGTTCCCGTAAAAGAAACGTTTACCTACAACGGTAAATTGCAGAAAACGGTAGATGCTGTACAGAGTTACAATGATCTTAAATCCACACTAAAGAAACTTATTGCTGCGGAACAGAGCTTAGATATAGACCCTGAACCTATAAGGAAAGAGCTAAATAAACAGTATGATGCTTTTGCAAAAAAATACGGTACACTCAATCGTAACAAAGCATTAGATAATGTTCTCGTAGAAGACTTTGAACGTTACCTTCCTCTATCATTAGAAGACGTTACCAAAGTGCCATCTGCCACAGGTAAATCATCGGTTTACCAAATAACCAAAGGTAAAGGCATTATGGATAAACGAGTTAGTTATCCTGTGAAAGAACCATCTAAAGCGGATAATTTGCAGGATGCTGTAAACATCAGTCGCTCCTATCGTGGCGCTATAGATATCCCATATATTTCTCAACTAATAGCGAAGAGTGAGGAGGAAGTTATTGATGATATGTTGCGTGATGGGGTGGCATATCATGACCCTTTGACTGGTGACTTAATAGATAGGGGTACATATCTTTCCGGTAATGTTAAAGAAAAACTGGAAGAGGCAAGAGCTGCAGCGGAACGTGACCCGGCCTTTGAAAAGAATGTGGAAGAACTTATCAATGTCCAACCTGAAATGATACGCTTTGGTGATATAAGCTATCGTCTTGGTACCCCCTGGATACCTACTGAGTTCATTGATAAGTTTGCGGAGGATGTCTTAGGGCTTTCGGATACTGGATTGAATTTTGTTTCAGTATTAAATGAATATGTTACAGGCAAATCTATTAGTGTAGCAGATTATGCAAAAGCCGGCATATATAAAACTGACCGGCTTGGAACGATTAATTTATTCGAGGCTGCATTAAATCAACGGAAACCGAAAGTTTATGATGAGATTAAAAACGGGGAACAAAAGATACGTGTCGTCAATGAGGTGGAGACACAAGCCGCTGCTGAGAAGGTAATGGAAATCTCTGATAAATTCATTGAATACATCGACGGGCAGAAAGCGTTTCATAAAGAGTTAGAACGGATTTACAATGACAAGTATAATAACTTCCGCCTGAAGGAATATGACCTGCCAGCTTTTGAACATTATCCAAATTCTAATTCCCAAATAACATTGCGTATCCATCAAATGAGAGCTGTACAGCGTAGTTTAGGGGAAAGCACTTTGTATGCTCATCAAGTAGGTACAGGCAAAACATTCACGATGATTACCACCGCGATGGAAATGCGGCGTTTGGGAATCGCCAGAAAACCTATGATTGTTGTTCAAAATGCCACATTGGAAGATTTTGTAAAAGACTTCTATAAACTATATCCAGGTGCTAATGTCTTGGCTCCTGGGAAAGATGAACGAAGTGCAGATAATCGTAAACGTTTATTTAATTTGATTGCAACGGGGGATTTTGATGCGATTATCATGCCTCAATCATTTATGCAATTTATACCGGATGATGAGGGGCGAAAGAAGAAACTCATTCAACAAAAGATTGAGGAGTATGAGAGAGTTATTGAGGCTACTGAGAATGACTCTTTGAGGCGTAGATTAGAAAAGGAAGTAGCTGACCTTCAAAATCAATTTGAAGGAGTTGAGAAACCTAAAAAACGATCAGTAAAAGATAGGGCCAAGGCTGAGAATCGTATCAAAGCTAAAATGGAACGCCAGCTTGATCGGAGAACCGACGATGTATTGACTTTTGAGCAAATGGGCATAGATGCATTGTTTATTGATGAGGCTCATAACTATAAGAAGATTGGGTTTGTTAGTAAGATGAGCAATGTTAAAGGTATTGATACTACTGCATCCCAACGTGCAAACAGCTTGCTACTAAAGGCCAAATGGGTACAGGAGAAGAATAACGGCCGTAATGTAATACTTGCTACCGGTACTCCTATAACGAATACGATGGCAGAAGTCTGGACTATGATGAATTTTGTTGCCCCTGATATTCTTGAAGCTTATAACATTCAGACTTTTGATGAATTTGCAACAACATTCGGTACGGTGGAACCTTCTCTTGAATTTACGGCTACCGGGAACTTCAAAATTGCGGACCGCTTTAAGAGTTATGTCAATGTACCGGAGTTGGTGAAAGCTTTCCGTAGTCATGCCGATGTTGTTTTGACGGAAGATGTAGAAGAGTTTCAGGAAAGTAGTAGTATTCCAAAACTCCGGGATGGAGCGATGACCAATATTGTTATTGATAAAAACGAAGATCTGGAAGACGTAATGCAGATTCTCATAAGTGAGTTGGAAAGATTCAGCAAAATGAGCGGTAAAGAGAAAAGAAGAATGAGCGCACTTCCTCTTGTTGTTTTTACTAAAGCAAAACAAGCTGCGATTGATCTCCGATTACTTAATCCTTCATTTGCAGATAATCCCAATAGCAAGACTAATCAGGTTGTATCAAATGTCGTAAAACTCTATAATGAAAGTAACGCGGATAAAGGGGCACAACTTATTTTCTGTGATAGTTATCAGTCTCCCGGGGAACAGCCCAAAATGGATTTGTTTGACTATGATCCGAATACTCCTCGTTTCAATCTTTATGAGGACATAAAACAAAAACTGATAGACCAGGGAATACCTGCTAAAGAAATTGCTATCATTAATAACTATGATGGTGAACGTCGGAAAGGTTTGTTTGAGAAAGTACGTTCTGGTGATGTTCGTATATTACTTGGCAGTACTGAGAAAATGGGAGTAGGCGTTAATGTTCAGGATCGCTTATATGGTTTGCATCATATTGATGCTCCGGTACGTCCTATGGACTTTGAACAAAGGAATGGTAGAATCCTTCGGCAAGGCAATAATTATGCTCTGTGGGGCAAACCTGTAAATGTAGTGACCTATGGTGTTCAGGGAACTTTGGATGCTACAGCTTATGACCGCCTGAGAATAAAACAGAACTTCATTAATCAAATGATGAAAGGTAATGTTTCTGGCCGTATTATGGAAGAACAGGATGATGAGGACCCCAGCGGAATGACATTTAACCAGATGGCAGCTACATTGTCCGGTGATAAGACGGCTCAACTCCTATTTGTTGCTGAGAATTTATTAAAGAAACTACGTAATTTAAAACGAAGTGATGCAAACAGTAAGAGTGGCATGGCTGAGAGTATTGAGTATGCCAGAAATCGCATTATCCATGATAAAGGTCAGAAGAAAGTATATGAACGTGCCTATAAAACTATAAGTGAGTATTTCCCTGACGGTGTTGAGAGCGTTACAGTTGACGGTGAAACTTACACGGAGAAATTTGGACCTGCATTAGAGCCGGTTATTGCCTCTTATGAAGATGCATATAGCCTTAATCGTGGGACAGCGCCTCTAAAGATAATGTTGAATAATAGCAAGGCGGAAGTCATTATTCATTTCAATGAGGGTAGAATGGTATATGAACTGTATGCTGGTAATGAACATATTGTCGAAGGACGCCAATTCAATGGTGGTAAAGGTTTGATGTCAAGTATTGAGCACCAGTTGAAGGCCGTGGAGAAAAACTTGTCTGATATTGATGAGAAGATAGCTTCCTATGAAAAGAGGGTCCAGGGACTAACGGAAGCAATGAATACTCCGTGGGGACGCGAAGATGAATTAAAAGCTGCTGAAAAGGAAGTTGAGGGCTTGAAAAAACAATTGGAAGAAAAAGCTAAAGCATCGGATGAAAATAAGAAATATCGTATTGCTGAAGATGAAAGTACAAGGAATAGTAAGCGCCTGTCTTCCGTTATAGTGGAACAGGCGAAGATGTTGAATACTCCTGTACGGATTATAAACAGCATTGATGAATTGCCGAATGATGATGATGCTCGCATCCAAATAGAAAATGGAAGTAATGTGAAAGGCTGGTTTGATACAAAAACAAAAGAAGTTGTCGTTTACCTGCCTAATGCCGTATCTGTTGAAGATGCACAGGTTACTGTATTGCACGAAACTGTTGGGCATCGTGGGCTTAATGAAGTGTTCGGGGAACAGTATGATGATTTCATTGATAAGGTTTTTGAAAATGCTATTCCAGCAACAAGAAGGAAAATCATTGACCTTGGAATTAAACGAGGGTACGATTTTCATTTGGCCACAGAGGAATACCTTGCTGGACTGGCCGAAAAAGGTTTTGAACGTGAAAAAGGTTTCTTGCAAACAATTAAGTCTTTGTTCACAGATATGTTCCATCAATCTAAAATCAAACTTGGTTTCAGATTGAATGATGGAGATTTACGATATATGCTTTGGAGAACCTATCAATTGAAGACCGAAGGACGCTCGACAGATTCTTTTGCTAAGGATATGTCTATGCGATATAAATTGAAAGTTGGTAATTACCGAGAGACGCCGGTGCGGAAAAAATACAGGAGCGATAATGCAACAGCTGAGAAAGATGTAGCTAAACATTTGTATGAGGCCCGTACTTTAGACAGGATGTATAAGTATCAAGAAGCGTATCAGGATAGTATGCTGGGGTTGAAAACTCTGCAAGAAGCACTTGAAAAGGAAACAGATAAACCTATTGCAGATTATGAAAATGCTTATATGGCCGAAAATCAATTAAGCAGTAGGAATTCATTTGAACAGGAATTTTATAAAATGAATTTCTTTGATCCGATAATGTCAGAAGTGAACAAACTAATAAAGACCGGGGTAGAGTATGACGATATATTGGATTATTTGAAAGCTAAACATGGTCTTGAAAGAAATGAAGAATTTGCCAAACGTGCTGCGGAGGAAGCAAAGGAGCCATTTCTTGAAAAGCTTAATGATTTGGAAAAACTTTTGGCCAATGGTGGTATTGATGGGTTAACTTTTGATGAGGAGCGAGATAACTTAAACTCAGAGATGGAGGAAGCGGCTGAAGATGCGTATATTGAAGCTCGTGGAAAAGACTTCTCCGGCTTGTCTTCACTTACCGGTGAAAAAGAGAATTTCACTACTGAGGCTGAGAAGTTAGTTTCTGCTTTTGAAGAAGGTAATGATACTGCTGTTCTTTGGGAAAAGATTAATGCTGCAACAAAAGAAAGTCTCAAAAAGTCTTATGAGTGTGGCTTAATGACAAAAGATGCTTATCAGAAGGTTAATGCTATGTTCAAGTATTATATTCCACTACGAGGTTGGAAAGAGGATACGGCGGCGGATGTTTATGATTATATCATGGAAGAGCGTCCGATATTCAATGTTCCGGTGAAAAAAATGGGAGGGCGTATGTCTGAGGCTGACGATCCGTTGGCAACTATAGCTAATATGGCTGAAAGTGCCATCATGCAAGGGAATAGAAATCTCATGAAACAACGATTTTTGGCGATGGTTATTAATCATCCTACAAGTCTTGCTACAGTGAAGCAAATGTGGTATACCTATGATAAAGATGAAGATGAGTGGCGACAGGATTTGCCTAAAATTCCGGAAGATGCAACAGGGGATGAAGTAATAGCTTTGGTTGAGCAATTTGAAAGAAGAATGGTAGAGCTTGCAAGGGAAGGACTGGCTCGCAAAGGGCGGTTAGATGTGCCATATAAGGCATTGCCCAGAGAGCAAAAACAACATATGGTTGTTGTTAAGAAGGATGGTCTTGAATATACTGTTTATATCAATGGTAATCCAAGAGCAGCACAGGCTATGAATGGTCTGACTAATCCAGATGCAAGTAAAAGTACATTTTTAAATAGAGTGAAGCGGATTAATCGTCAAATGGCTGCCAACTTTACTACAAGAAATCCATCATTTGTAGTAGTCAATCTCGGACGAGATTTGATTTTCTCTACTACAGCAATTGCTATTAAGGAAGACTATAAGTATGCAAGTCGTTTTAGAAGGAATTTAATTAAAAATGGATTAGGGTTAAAACTTGGAGATTTGTTATATAAGTCTGAGAAAAACTCTCTTGATATGAATAATGAATTGGAACGTTATTTTTCGGAGTTTCTTAGAAATGGTGGAGAAACTGGGTATACAGCATTACATAGTGTAAAGGAACATCGAAAGATGATAGAGCGTTCAATCATGGATGCTAAAGGACTTGTCGATTTGGGACGAATATTTGGACTAAAACCGGGCAAAGTGACTACACCAACAACTTTAGGCATTGTCCCTGCTTTCCAATTTGTAGCTAAGTGGACTGAGTTTGGTAATAGATGTGCTGAAGATGTGAGCCGTTTCACTACTTATATGACGAGTCGGCAAATGGGACGGAGTATTTCAAGAAGTATTAGCGATGCAAAAGAAGTTACGGTGAATTTCAATAAAAAAGGAGCTGGTGGCTTGGGCGCTACTACATTTAAATCTCTTTTCTTATTTTTCAATGCTGCTGTACAAAGTTTAGCTAATTTCACGAATTTAGCAAAGGCCAATCCTAAACGCTTCTTTGCTGTAATAGGTGGATATACTGCTGCCGGAATATTGCTACCGATTATGAATAACCTGCTTATAAGTATGTTTGGTGGAGATGATGATAAGGACGCCTATGAAAATCTGCCGGAATGGGTAAGGAAGAATAATTTCTGTTTCTGGTTAGGAGGTGATAAGTTCCTTACTATTCCTATACCAATTGAATTGCGTGCTTTCTATGGATCTGGTGAACTATTCCGTTCTTATATGGAAGGTAAAGGGGATAATCGCAATATTGGAATGGAGTTGATGGGGCAATTTACCGAATTACTGCCAATTAACCCATTTGGTGGTGGAGAATGGAATATTCCCAAAGGTACACCAGTGGAAAATATAGTTGGTACTGTTGTTGGCAATCTTATGCCTGATGCCGGAAAACCTATTTATCAGGTATTCCAGAACAAAGACTTCTTTGGAAAACCTATCTATAAAGATAGTTTCAACGAACTTATGCCGGAATGGACTAAGGCGTATGCTGGAACATCTAAGGCGCTTGTTTCCTCTACCAAGTTACTAAATGAAGTAACGGGTGGTGATAAATACGATAGAGGGCTATTAAATATGAACCCGGCAATTCTTGAACATTTCTTTGAAAGCTATTTTGGAGGATTGGGGAAAACCATAAATCAGGTCGGAAAGACGGTTTCAATGATTTGGGACGAAGATGAAAGAATGTGGCGGAGTGTTCCTGTATTAAATCGGTTCTTGAGTGGTGGTGATGAAAGGAATGTTTTCAGTCGTGTAAATGAGGCATACTTTAATTACTTAGGCGAGTATAAGGTCGTTGAGAATAGACTTCGCGGCTATAAAAAAGAAATGAAGGCTGGAGATGGCCTTTATAGAGCAAAACTGGAAGAGCTGGAAACTTCTCCTGAGTATAAACGGTATGCAATCCTAAAGAAGTATCAGAAGCGGGTAAAAGCCTTTCAGGACAAAATAAAGGAGGAAACAGAACGTGAAGACAGGAAAGAGTATGAGACAGGTCTGAATCTTCTTAAAACAGAAATAGTAGAAGAACTTCGGAGCGTTAAGTAGCTTTTGTTGTAAATCAACAACTACCTAATGGGCTAACTGTCTTACTTTTGTAAAAAATGTGTAGCTATGAATAAGTTTTTGAATAGAAATGTAAAACCAGTACGTAAGAAAGATACTTCTCGTGAACAGAGACGTAACGAGAAGCATCTGGATATTCTGGATGAATTCAGTAAATATTGGGCTTCACTGGATGAGGCCCGTCAAAAGATGCGCCGTAGTGTGATGTATGCTTATGAGGACCAGTGGGGAGATTATATAAAGGATCCGGAAACGGATTTGATGATAAGAGAGGCGGACTTAATCAAAAAGAATGGTAAGGTTCCATTGAAAAACAATATGATTAGTCCCATCCTTAAAAATATTGACGGACAGTTTCGTAATAATGTAACCCAGTCTATCTGTACAGTTCGGGATCAGAAAGAGGCCAAAATCGGAGAGATGATGAGTATTGCGGTTGAATATGTCCATGATCTTAATGAAATTCGGGAGTTGGACTCTGATAGTCTCAGATTAATGTTATGCGGTGGCTATGTGGGCCAGCGTGTGGAATATGGCTGGAACCCGGCTAAACGGATGAATGATGTTTGGGTTTATGGCTGTAATCCAGCGCGTATGTTTTTCAATACGAATATTGAGGATGTCCGTACCTGGGACTTAAATTGTATCGGTGAAGTGTATGATATGCCACTCGATAAGGTTGTTTCCCTGTTTGCTAAAAGCCGGGCTGATAAAGAGTGGATAGAGAACATATATCGTGTGAGCGACACATATCTTACTTATGATGGTTTGCAGGGAAGGGAAACGAAAGATTTAGATTTCTACACCCCATCTCGTCCTGATTTGTGCCGGGTTATCTTTGGGTGGAGGTTGGAGAGCCGGGAGGCATACTTCTGTCATGATACACTGAAAGGTACATTCTACTATATAGGATTGAACGAAAAGAAGGAAATTGATTGGGAGAATCAACAGCGAACGAATGAGGCGCTTGCTCATGGTGTTTTGCCGGAGGACATATTGTTGATCGAATATGAGTATGGCAATGAACAGTATTGGTATTACCGGTACATGTCCCCTTGGGGAGACATTCTTCAAGAAGGTCGGAGCCCTTATTGGCATGGTTCGCATAACTATGCTTTCCATGTATACCCAATGATACAGGGAAAGGTCTTCAATTATGTAGAGGATTTCATAGACCAGCAACGTGCTATCAACCGAACAATGACATTGATTGATTTCATTCGTAGTTCATCTTCCAAAGGTGTATTGATTGTTGATGAATCGGCTTTTGAAAGTATGACTCGCGAAGAAATAATCGACGAATATGTGCGGTATAATGGAGTTCTGTTCTGTAACCTGAAAAACGGTCAGAATCTTAGTAATGTCGTTCAGCAATATAATGGTCAGGCGGCTGTTGCCGGTGATTATGAACTATTGAATTTGCAGTTGAAGCTTATCAATGATATTTCAGGCGTGAATAGTGCTATGCAAGGTAAACAGCCAAGTGCAGGCACAGCCGCAAGTTTGTACGCACAACAAGTTCAGAACTCTTCATTGAATCTGAAAGGAATGTTTGAATCGTTCAATTCATTCCGTAAGAGAAGGGATTATATGGTTATGCAAACCATCCAGCAATATTATACTTCTGCCAGACACATTGATTTGTCTGGGAGGGATTATTCGGAAGAAGCAAAGTACTATGATCCGGATAAAGTTCAGAATGCACAGATTGATTTGAAAATCACTGAGGGCACTAATACTCCATCATTCCAGATGCTACAGAATGACTTCTTGATGCAACTCTTTGAACGGAATGCGATTGATGTCAAGACATTGTTGGAAAATTGCTCTTATCCGTTTGCTACAAAGATACTCGAAGCTATCAAGCGAAACGAGCAGGCTTTAATGAATCAACAGGCAATGGGGGGTGTTCCTGGAGAAATAATGCCGCAAGGCAACGCGCTTATGCAACGTGCCGGAAATGATGCGTTTGCATCTCCTGAAGACGGAATGGTGCAACATGCAGCTTAAATGGAGGCCTCACTAACAATACGTGTCTTTTGGGTTCGCTTAAACTCCCGCCTAATTCGCGGGAGTTGCCATTTGTAGCATACATATACAAGGATGGCTGTTGCCATAAGGTAGTCGTCGTGACAACCTTCGGCAGCGCCCATTTCCTTACCATTCTCTTTAAGTTCGTAGGTATCCATCTCAAAGGTCGTAGGTTTGCTACGCTCGATATACAGAAAGTCACGCATAGCAGATTTGAGGAAATTAATGATTGTCGGCTTAGTTTTGGGATTGGTATGGAAACCGTATTTAACCGGTAGGCCCTGTTTTATTTGCTCAGGAGATGTGCGAGAATAAAGGTTATCGTAGTACTCTACCACTTCATCCAGTACGTAGTCGAAATTATCTCCTTCGGTTCCTTCTGTTTCAAGTGTGTTGCTTTCAATTACAAGCACGGCATTTCCGTATGCAGCCGCTATCTGTACAGCTTTCCATATTAATAAGTCGTGCTCGATATGTCCATGCCATTCGGCGACAATTTCCGGTAGCCCACCTTCTTCCAGCATTGGGAGCCGGTCAGCCACTTTAATACACGAGAAGTCTGCGGCTTCCGATGTACCACCAATGTCGACACTAACCACATATCGGTCATAATACTTTTCTGTATAGTCGGGAAGTGCCCATACCCACAGGATGTTATTCAGGTCCTTTGTAGGCTCTATGTGCTCAAAACGAATATTAGTTAGTGCGTTCTTACCTTTAATATCGTTTGCCACAAATTCGCCATAAAAACAAGGCGGGAGAGTGGCTGTCCGAACTTGTTCGACGTATTTTTGTGGGAATATTCTCCGGCCCGTGCTCTGGAATGCTTCTGCGGCCGTAGACGGATACTCGGAACACATACGCCATTTATCTTTAAATTCCAGCGATTTGTCTCTGTACCAAGCGATAGCTTCTAAAGTTGCACCAATCTCAAACAGCCAGTATTCATATTCGGTCATGGTGGCAATAAACGCATTGTATGTTTTTGGATCGATGCGTTTTGAATATATATCAATCATGAACCAGGGAATGAACACTGGAGTGAAATTGTTACGTCCTTCGACTGCATCCAACCAAGTACGGTGAAAATAGTTACCTACTCCTTTGGCGGTTGATTCCAAAACCTTGATAGTGTAGGGGCCGCTAAGTATTGACCCGAATATGGATTGTACAAGGTCTTCCGGTTTCTTTCCCTTAGTTTCTTTCCATAAACCGACTTCTGTCAAGTGGGCCATTGATATATCTTCTGAACGAAGACTTTCCGGTTTCTCTGCCGAACCTATAGAATATCGGCTATTCGTTGTATTGATGGAACGCGTCTTCTGTGAGCCTTGATATGGATTCGTTTTTAGGCGGATACCGCCCGTTGCCCATGCAGGCATATTGTCGACTGCTTTTTGAAGCATACCAGATACATTCCGGGCTGCGGATTCAATGTGCCCACAGATAGCAGAATTCCAATTGGAACGATGTATAAGCTGTATCCACAACATATAAAGCTGGGTAAGCGTGGAACCGCCCCATTGACGGGCTTTACACAGAATAATGTCGATAGGGGCACCGGCAATGCGAAGCTTTTCCAGTTCTTTTAAATAGTATCTTTGTGCCCGGTTAAGTAAAAATGCTATGTCTTTTCCTTTTCCTTTCGCCGATATCTGAATACATGAATAGGCCCAGTATTCAAAGTCATAATCAATTCGTTCCTGGCAAAAAGATGTCCAAAGCTCATTCCTTATTTTATCCGATATGCCCTGTTTGAGGATGAACTTGATATATCCATTAAATCCAATTTCAATGAGCTTTTGCACAAAACCGGTTTCCGCGAATTGTTCCGGAAGATACATTTCTTCAATAGGACAGTCTTTTATATAGACCTTTTTCCGGGGAATAGATGTTGATCCTTCGCCGGTTATCGGATTATATGGACTTCGTATGATCGCAAGCCGTTCTCTGTTTTTCTGTATTATTTCATTTACGGTCATATATAAACCTCCTGGATAAGAGGCTTACCGCAAATGATATTAGAAAGCTATATACGTGGATAAGCGTATTGATATGTGGAGCGAATAAGCCCGTGGTTAGAAATGACAATGCAAGTAGGAGAATGATTTTCGGCATATAACGTCGTTCAATGCCGGCTGTAATAATGCCTACCATAGATAAGACTATTGCTGAGGCACCAACTGTCGGTTCCTGATAGGTTGCAAAGATTGCTGAGAGAATAGGAATTATAGCCATTATTGGCATAATTATATACAGGTTGAAGTTCCGGAGCCTTCTCCAGTAAAACAAGAATAATGCAGAATTGATACTTAGATGAAAAAAATTAGTGTGGACAAAGCTATAAGTAATATAGTTCCACCATTCGCACCCATTGTATATACCTAATTGCGTAGTGTCGCAATAAAAACTAATGGAGTATATGAATACAAGGAAAATGATAAATATCATCTTATCTGTTCTTTATTGATTTATAAATGATGCCTCTCATTGTATCTATTGCCACGTAGTAAGAAGGCGCTGGCTGTTCTATGATATATTTTAATACGCAATAACCTGGCGCCTTCATTTCTTGTTTGTACTTTAGAAATCTGGCGTATAAGTCTTTATACATACACAATTTATTTTCATTGGAAACTTTGATAGGTTTTCCACGATGCATAAGTGATATAACCCTACGCGCATTATCATAAGTTATGAAAAAACGAGGTGCCTCTTTCTTCATAACTTCCTGAATAATTTCTTCGGTTGAAATATAAGGCATACTTTTTCGTAAGCTTTTCAATGCATCAAAGTATGCTTCTCTTATAGAATTATCTCTTATTTCTCTAAATATATCATCCATTATAATAATGTTTTATGCAAATATAATTAAAGTAATACTTTAAAAGTTGCGATTTTACTAAAAACGCAGCTTTTAGTTGTAAAAACGCAGGTCATGTTTCCCTTTTTAGTGCTTTTTTTGTGCATCAAACAATTTAAGAATTTGCTTATGGAAGATATTAAAGAAAAGAAGGATGAAACGGTGGTTGACAAAACGGAATCAGTTCCGGTCACCGAACAGGTTCAAACTCCAACAAAACGGGATCAGTTAAGGTCACTTCTTACAGACGAAATTCCCGGTTATAATGCAGATGATGATGAGTCTTCGGCTGAAATGTTGATGGGATATATCAACGGAAATAAGGAACAACGCAACAAACTTGCCGAAGCTTTGCAAGAAGATCCTCGTTTGGCCCAGATGCTTGCCGATATTGTAAACAAGAAACGCGGTGCCGGTAATGCAATGGCTCGCTATTTTGGAAAGGATCTGCTAACTGCTGAAGAAGGTACTCCGGAATATGATGATATTCTGGCGGCTGAGGAAGAACGTAAGCAGGAAATGGAGGCGATGGAGGCCAGTAAAAAGGAATACAACGATAACCTTGAAAAGAGTATGCCTATTGTGGAGGGGTGGTGCCAAGAGAAAGGCTATGATATTGAAGAATTTCTTGATAAGGTTTGGACGAATGTTATTTCTCCCATTATGTCAGGAAGTTATTCCCGTGAAATATGCGACTTCTTGGATAAAGGTCTGAATTACGATAAAGACACGCAGGATGCTATGGCCGCCGGTGTTGTGCAGGGACGTAATGAGAATATCAATAAGTTGAAGGAAGAACGTGGGGACGGACTACCTAAAGGGATAACGAGTGTTCCGGGCAATCCTAATAAGCGTAAAAGAAACTCCATTGTTGAGACTGCATTAAATGCTTAATTATTCACTATTATAATTTTTGAGAAATGAAAGTAATTAATTTTTTGAAGAAAGAGAAATGGACGGTACTTTCCGTCATGCTGACGCTTATTTGCGTCTTTGTTGGTGGCGGTGTCCTTATGGCTGATGCTACCGTAATTACCCCTGGCTCAACACCATCTCCAGGTAATGCTGGTGAACCTACTCAATTGCCAGGTAGTCCTACAACTGTTTCCGGAGTGTCGGATGCTACAGGAGGTGTTGGTGGTGGAAATCTTATTCAACCGGATATTGATGATGACATTTTCTTAATTGGTACGGATGAAACCGTCTTGGATGGTATTATGCGTAAAGCCAAGAAGAAAGTTCGCGTTACAGGGTTTGAAGTGGACCACTTTGTTATCGATGAACAGAAATCTTCTGTATTCACTACTGAAGATTATACTTCTGCTGGTGACCAGCAAGCTCCTATCAGTGTCCCTTCGGATGATCGTGGATTATTCCAGGAAAATGGTACGGTGTTGGTGAAAGGAGTCAACGGATATACCGAAGATGGAAAAACGGAAATCAAGGGAGTGGATCTTATGCTGTTTATTACCGGAAAAGATTCGAGTGGTAAACCCATTGTTATGGCAATTAACGGCCCGAAGACGAATGAAGGGGATGCTTATTGCAAAATTCCTTCAATTCCCAAGGGTACAGAAATCGTCATTTTGACGAATGCATGTGCCGAAACTCAGAAGGAAGTTGCTCCTGATGTTGTATTCCCGACCCCTAAACGAGTATATCTACAGAAGACTATCATGAATGAGGTAGTATCTGACTATTTTGATGCTCAAAAGAAACGTATTCCTTTTAACGAAGCTCAAATTGCTGAGGCTATGATTAAGCAACACCGCAGAAAGAATAATCGTTCTTTATGGGTGAGCCATAAGGGCAAATTGATGGTTGATCGTGGCAAAATGGGGCGTCAGTTGGTATATACTACCGAAGGTATTCGTTGGCAATTTAAGCGTGAGTATGAACACATCGGTCCGTGGACATTTGCTGATATTATTGCTTTGGCAAAATTGAAGTTCACAGGTCAGAACTGTTCTAAGGAAGCATGGTGGCTTATGGGACGTGATTTGCTGGAACAAATTCAGAATATTGATTTTACCAAGCATAAGGATATCACAATGACTTCCGATCAGCAATGGGGATTCTCATGTACGAAACTTCACACCGTGTTTGGAGATTTCTATTTGAAACATGAACCGACTTTGGATTATCTGGGGTATTCTTGTAGTGGTGGTATTCTTGATATGTCTGGTATCGTTCGCTATTATATCAAGAACGAAGAAACCAGTTCTGAAAAGATTGAGGGTGAAGAGGCTAAGAGAAAAGCTATTATCTCTATCAACGCTTTGGCGTTGAAAGGTTATTCTCATATCTGGGTCAATGGTGAGGATATTGATGGTGATAATATTCCCGGTGCTTCTGCTATCACTAATTGGAGTAACGCTACTGACGCACCTGAAAATCCGAAGTTGAATGATGTCATTTATTTAACTGTTGCTTGTGCCGGTATTACCGCTTCAAAGGCTGGTGATATTTATCAGTATAATGGTACTTCCTGGGAGAAATATTCGGGTGTAATTTACGCTCAAAACTGATTCTGTGACAATCTAAGGGCGGAGTATTGCTCCGTCCTATAATTTTTATGATATGAAGATTTATAAGAAAAAATACGCAATTTATGGAATGATAGAACAAAGTTGTGTCTTTCCTATGGGTACAGGGCATATCCGTGTTGATTTCCGTCATGGGTCTTTAACGACTGCTGGTATTGTCCCTGCTACATTCACAACCCCAAATCCGGTAATTCAGCAAGCAATTGAAAATTCTCCTAAATTTAAAGCAGGGGTTATCAAAGAGGTAGAATCTGTTTTGATTCGAGATACGGGTACCTTGCAAGTTCAAAGAGGAGGAACTCAGAAGTCTGGTAAGGTTGTTGTGGAAAGTATAGGGCAAAATACTACTTCTGATATATCAGAATCTGGTGAAACAAGTGAAGGTGCTGGGGTGTATCCAGATGTGAAGAATTCGCAGCAAGCGAAAGACATCTTAATGGGTGAGCCTTATAATATCCCTCTTGCTGATCTTGGAAATAAAGCTGCAATACAGGCTAAAGCTGCTGCAATTGGTATTTCATTCCCTAACTGGAAATAATAATGACTGAACAGGAAATCATAAGTAAAGTCAAAGCGATACTCAATGAAATAGGAGAGGAAGAGACTCTTTCTCTCCTATCCGAAGATACGGTCAAAATTGAAGAGTATATAAAAGCGGTTATACCAGATGCTGTAAGTTTGGTACAAATGAATTCTCCTGTTAGATGTGTCAATAAGAAAAATGGTGTTTCTTCTGATGCTATTGTGACCTCGGATAGTGAGGGGAAATGTCTTATACCTGTTCCTGATGATTTTGCCTCTTTGATTGCGATCAAACTTTCTAATTGGAAGAGAACTTGTATTGTAGCTTTTGATTTAAACTCAGAGGAATATAAACGGCAATGCAACTCTTATACAAGGGCTGGGAGTTACAAACCTGTGTGCATAATGGGATATAATAACTCTGGTAATAGAGTACTAATGCTATACTCTGCAAAGTCTGATTCTAAATTAGAAATGTTCGTGTATGAAGCGAAATATACCCTTGGTACAGACTTAGATATTGATCAGAATGAACCTGTATCGCAAGCTATCTGCTATATGGCTGCTAGTTTAGTGTATTCCATCTTTGAGAATAAAGTAACATCTCAAGAGATGAGGAACATTGCAGTCAGTCTTATTCCACAAAAGTAATATGTATCATATAGATGAAGAAAATAGCGACGTTATTTTTGAGGTAAATGGTAATAAGGTTGCCTTGAAAATAGTTTCTTCTCCCGGAGAAGGTGGGGGAGGATCATCTATCTATTTGATAAAAGTAGGGGATACTACAATTCCTACGAATAAAAACACATATTCAGCCTTAAGAATACTGGCTGAGATTGCAAATAACAATGAGATCTTAAAAGATATATTTCTTCGTAAGGACAAAATCGATAGTACTGACTATCTATTGCGTCTATTTGGAGGTTTAGAGGTTGGCGAAGCCATAGACTCACTGATCGCGGGCAAGGGCATAATCGCGGATGACAAAGGGAGGATACAGGCTGACCGCATGGAGTTGCGGTCATCGCTGACCGTTTTAGAACTTATCTTCAACCGCTTGTCTGCCATGGAGAGTGATTATTCATTTTCCGAATCTGGCACTATTGAGAGCGTAGAACTTCTGGAGGATGGCACTTACCGTTTACCGCTCCGTAAACGTTGGGAGAATGATTTCACGGCTTTGGATGAAAATGATATCATTTATGGCATGGTGAACAATCTTGCTTCAGGTACCGGGGATTATTATACTTCATGGCTTCGTGTCCTTCACGTGAATACTGTATCCAATACTATTATTGCGGTCATGTTTCCTGATGATGAAGTGCCGGGCGGCAAGAACTATCCGCCTGAACCGCTGATGATTCTTTCTCACCGTGGCAATCCGGTGAATGAGGACCGTCAGGCATATTGGTATTTATCTTCCCGTGAGAAATGTATCTGCATGCTCGATGGCGTAACGAAACCTATATTGGAAGAGTATAATTACGCCATTATCATCGGCAGGCTGAAACAGTTATCATTATTCGATAATCTGCCTATAAATTACCGGCATAGCTATGTCTATTGCAGGGGTATAGCCTTTCAGGAACGCCTACAGATTCAGTATCCGGGGATTCCTGTCGTTTCCCTTGTGGATCGCGGAGACTGGAGCGCCGAGGTTGCTGCTTCTGATAATCCCTATTCTGTATCTTCTACGTCTGCGGATACCGTATGGCATTACGGGTGTCGTTGGCAATGTCTGATATCCGGCACGCTTGATGAGCCCCGATTCGGTTCGACGGGATGGGCCATGAAAGAAGGCAACCCCAACTTCTCTATTGATATATCTTCTGCCAACGATTGGAGGATAGACCTGGACAAGATGGATGAAAACGGCAATCTTGTTGATGATCTGGACGTGCTTACTATAACCGGAATGCTATATAACCGGGATGTTACTGAACATATACTTGATGCAGATGTGGAGTGGACGCGTGATAGCGGTAATGTTACGGAAGATAATGCCTGGGCAGTGAAACATGCCGACACGGGAAAAGTGCTGGTGCTCAGGCGTGATGATCTTGGAACGGGCTTTGTGCAGGTCGGTTCCTGTAAATTTAAGGCTACCGTGCTGCTGCGTGACGGTAAGAATGTATACCCTGATGAAATAGAAGTTGCGATATGAAGACAAAGAAAATAGAAGTAAATTACAAACCTCTTATCGTACATATGGCGATTAACGAGGTTGGCTCCGTATCATCATTGCAGACGTATGATGCGGTGACCGGTATTTTTGAGGCGGACTATACGTTGACGCCATTGGTGTTGTTACCTCAATGCGATGTTGTTGACAAGGATGGCCTTATCAAGGAGTTTAATATAAATTCCTCTCTCACCAATCTTAAGTGGTATGAAATCATCGATGGCAAAAGAATCCTGATTGAAACGACGAATGCCGGTTATGAAATCACTCAGGAAGGCTCAAATAAAGGTCAGATAAAAGTAAAGAAGAATGCCGCGCTGCTGCATCCGATAACGTTGGATTTTTATGCGGAATACCTGGATACGCGCACAAATCAGATCATCGTTTACCGTCAGTCAAAATTAATAAAATGTATCAATGCTACCAATGCCAATCCTTTATTGACGCTTGATAGTGAATCTACCCATTTATACAACCCCTGGGAGGACCCTGTACAGCAGACCATAGTAGCTACCCTGATGGCAGGTGAAACCGATTTTACCGGTGTATCTGCAAAAAGAAAATTCTTCTGGTACAAACGTCGTGAAAATGGCACCCTGACGCTTGCCGGTTCTGATGAATTTGATCTTGATGTGGTCAGTGTGAATGATAATGTGCTTGTCATTGATCGCGAGGCGATAGGAGAAAAGGAGACCTACATTTGCAAGGCTACCTTTTCCCCTGATGGTTCCCCGGCTGCCTCACCGACGGATGCGGACCCTACGGCTACCACTACTATTGTGCGTCGTCTCCCGAATTATGATTACGACATAACCAATCTGCCGAACCGTATTGCTCCTGGAACAGTGACCGTAAATCCCAAAGTCGTGGTAGCAGGAGCGAAAGGCATTATCAGCAATGCCATGCAGGAGTTGAAAGCGACCTGGTATAAGGACAGTACGGTTATCGGGACCGGTGAATCCCCCTCTCTTTCCGCCAATAATGTGACCAGCGGATTATTGGGTGTGGATATGACAGACAAGGGTAATTACAAGATACTGACAGCCAGTGACGGAAAGGCAATATTAGCAAGTGCTGATAAAGTAATAATAGCAAAATGACAATTAAATTTTAAGAATATGGCTAATTACATCAAAGTAACAGAAAAGGTGGCTGCGTCAATGGGATTGACAAGCATCCGCAACAAGACTGCAGACGGGAATTATCTATTATGGCAGGCTGACATCCTGCGCTTTCCGGGAGACGACATATTTTCCCGTGCGGCTTATTGCGGTGGAGCCGTGCTGACTCCCAATGCCGCAAAAGAAGAAGTGGATGGTACAGCTCATCCTGTGCAGGTTGCTACACCTGAAAGGTTCCTGTCTTCCTCAGAGCAATCTCCGTCTGAAGAGGAAAAATCGGAAATAAATAAGGAGGATGAGGTATGAGTATAGCAACCCGACAAGTGAATGTAAGATTTTCGCCGAAGGCGGGAACTTACACTACTATTATCCAGTCTCCAAGCGGGGACCTTTACCAGGAATTTGAAGGGTCCGTGGGTGCAATCGGTGCGATATCGCCCGATTTTTCCCAGACACAGCCGCAGTTGGTGTTTATTGCGACCTCGTCCCGCGTGGCGGAAGGTATTTCCATACCTATCTCTTGTGATTGGTATTTTAACGATGTAAAGCTCACTTTCACCAATAATGTCTCCACTAATGTGTTTAATGGAGAGACAGGGCATTTCCGCAAGTTGCCGTATGTTGCAGGGACGCAGGATTATTGGGGCTTGAAAATCTTGAAAAACCTGGTTGTGGCTGCGGGTGCGGCTCCTTGCAGCATTAAGGGAGAAGCCATAGTCGTATATGGTAATGTCACCGATAAAGTAGAGGCTATCTACAATATACCTATTCGTCGGGCTACCGGTTCTCCTTATTTTGTTACTATTGCCGCTGGAGATAATAAGTATTATACCATCACAGAAAAAGGCGGTAGCTGTATACTCAAGGCTATGACTTATCAGGCGGGTGTTTCTGTTACCTCTAATCTGACTTACAAGTGGTATAAGTTGGTTGGCGGTGTCTGGTCCTTACTCTCAGGAAAAACGGCACAGACATTGACCGTTACAGGTGATATGGTAGATTGCTATTCCAGCTTCAAATGTGTTGTCTCGCAAGGGGGAACTGAAATCGGTACGGATATACAAGGCGTAATGGATGCTTCAGACCCTTATGATATCATTCCTAATCCAAGTCCGGCTGATGAGACGATTGTCGAAGAGGGCGATACTGTGGTGTATACTCCTATGGTTGTGAAAAGAGGCTCTACGACTAAGGCAATGGAGATGAACTTTAATTTTACCGCCATTGATAGTGTGGGACTTATCCTTGGGCAAGCTACTAATCAGGCTAAATTTACTGTGACCTATGCGATGTGTGAACAGGCTGGTACGGATGTAGGCGTGTATATTGAAACTGTGTCATAAATAAAGGAATGTAATTGTATGCCGATAGCGAGTGTAACAAGAAGTGTAAAGTTTGCACAGAAGGGTGCTCCCGGAAAGAGTGGGCGTATTCCGTATCCGGCCGGAGAGTACAATCTATATACTTCCTATATTTGTACAGATACGGTTACTCCTTATGTGTTGGATGGGAAGTATTATGTAATGAATCGAAATGGTACGTGGGTAGGACAGGGTATGCCCTCAAATATCAATTCTCCTCGGAAGGATGTTGCCGTAAATGGGTTGAACGCCACTTGGACGCTTGTTGAAGACTATACAGCTATTTTCGTGGAGATTCTGATGGCTAACTTCGCTAAATTGGCGAGTGCCATCTTTTCAGGAGATTACATGTTTTCGCAGCAGGGGGTTGACGCTGATGGTAATCCGACATCGAATTATGAGGAATTTAATACGGGGAATTTTGTACCTAATCTGCTTTTGGATTTTGCCACGGGTTTGTTCAAGGGTAATAAAGTGGAGGTGAATGGAGGTGTTTTCAAGAACATTCGCTCTCCGAATGATTCTTTTAAGATTGATGAAGAGGGAAATATACAGATAATCGGTGAGTTGTCAACCTCAATGAATGGTACGCGTATTGAAATCTCTCCTAAAACCAATAGTATAAAGATGTTCAATCAGGACAATAATGAAGTTGGCCGTATATCCTTTATGACTGAGGAGTGGATGGGTACAACGAACTATTATCCACGGGTGTTTCTTAGGAGGTTTTCAGGAAATAATATGATCGATGAGATTCAGACTACCGGTTCATCCATTAATGGGTATTCTGTAGTAGGCTCTAATTATCTTGAATATAATTTAGGACCATTTGGACTTATCTTTTCAGAAAATGGAAAAGAGACTAAAAGATATTCAAATAAATAATAGTTTTATAGAAATTTATAATTACAAAAAGAGATTAAAAACAAAATGTTAAATTGGGCTGATTTTTATAATAGAAATGACGCCCCTTAAAAATACAAGGGTATGGAAAAAGTTTATTTGAAGGATTCAGATGTAG